TTCTTCTCTGTTGTGTATCTTCCTTCGCCAACATACTTTCGTACACGATGTAAGGAATCATCATCTGTCTGTTGTCGTTTCCTATCTGTTCCATACTGTCCTCCTTCTTGCATTATAGCATAATTCATAAAATGTCAAATAGTGTTGCCTATTTCACTCCCCTGAAAAAAGCCCAAACAAGTCTAATTGTTCTCCGCTATGCGTATTAACTGTTCCGTCTGCATTGATTATCTCTCCGAAGATAGCAACCAATACATCCACTACGATACTGTTTCCGGCTTGTTTGTATAGCTGACTTCTGCTATTTACGCTCGCTGCCTTGTCAAACTCTTCATCGGTAAAACCCATAAGTCTAAAACATTCCCTTTCAGTTAGCTTCCTTATGCGGTATCTGCTTTCCGTGGCTTGTCTTACCCTGATAGGTTCTTCTGTCATATCTTCAAAGGTATATTGCACTCCGCTCCCTTTACCCGTACAGTTCTGCGTTATGGTCCCACTACAACCGTCTGTGCGAAGTCTGTCGTTATAGACGTCATATAGGTTTTCTAACAGCATATTATCCTTTGTCAGCGAAGTTAAGGTGTTAGCAATATCCTCTTCGTTTATTTCAAGCCTCTGCTCTAACTCAATACCGCTTCTGCGATCATTAGGGTTGTCAGGGTTTCTTCCTCTACTTGCCACTACCTTAAACCCTTCCCTCTCTGCTCTGATAGCAGGTGCTACATCATCGTATGCCCTGGGGTCTCTATTTTCGTAGGTATCGTCAACTATCTTCGGTTGTAAACCACCACCACCGCAGGTGTTGAGACATGGCGAAACACCTGCGGTATCATATACCCGGTTTGCCGATTCGTGTGTATGATCTATCGAATTATCCATCTGCCCTATCACCTTTACTTTGGGTTCTATAATACCTGTTACAGTACCATGATTTTCTTTTATGGTTGGTGCTATGCCGTTCACATCAACAACCCTACTTGCATCGTGTCCACTCTCGTTGTAATTGCCTACAACATTTACTTTAGGCTCTACAAGCATCTGTTCTCTATCAGACATTGGAGAACAAGACAAACAGTTTGCATAATCGTGAATCGAATAGTTGTCCGTGCCTCTGTCACCTACTTTCTGAATAACTTGGGGTTCTGCTATGCAAGGTGTCTGACCACCGCCCATTCCTGCAGCAGAATTGATACAAGGTGATATGTCTGTCTGCCAACTCTGATGTTCCTGTAAACCGCCTATAATCATTGTTTTATCTTCCATAATCTTAATCTGTTGTGTCCCCCCATCTATCGTTGTCACCGATGGCGCAATGCCGTTAGTATCAAAAACAGTATTGCTCTGATGTTTTCCTGTTCCGTGATCTATAAATCCTATTGGCTTTGGTTCTTCCATAATCTTTGTAGCATCCTTATATTGTGTTGCCGACAATGCTCCCGCAATGCCTTTTGTGGAATAGACAATCCCTCGTTCACCTCCAACGCCAAGATCGCCTAAAATTATCATTTTCGGTTTTATTTCCATAATCTTTACCGCACCTTTGTAATCTCTTGCCCTTAAAGTTGGACACAGGCCCTTTACATCAAACACTCTTTGGCTATCCTGCCACTCCCTTATAGGGTCAAGGCTTCCAATTACAATTTCTTCTAATTGCTCTTGCACTCTATTACTCCGTTCTGTGTATCAAATCCGGTTCCAAAGCCCTTAAAGTCTCTTGCCATCAGGGTTTTTGCCACATCAACATCCGTCTGTTCTATCTTGTTGTAATTCGCATACACCGCTACCCTCTGCTCTTCGTGCGGAAATTCCTCTATCTGTTCTTGCGGATATGCAATTTGCAACTGTAATTTGTCCTGGTTCGTTTGTGGAAAGATCAATGGCCGTTCGTTCGTTCGTTCGTTCGTTCGTTCGTTCGTTCGTTCGTTCGTTCGTAGGAAGTGTACCATCTACGATTAACTTGTCAATTAACTGTTTTGCCTTGTCTGAATTGATATAAAACTTCTCGTCAACATTATCTTCTAGATAGTCCTTTATCGTCTTTTCCAATGGAATAGGTTTAGGGAAATTAAACACAACATCGTCAAGGAATGATACACAAAATGTTCTGTCTCTATTCTGGGCTACACCATAATTCTTTGCGTTGAGATCATCCCAAAAATTGTGATAACCCTTGCTTTCCAAGAATCGAAGCCATAAGGTGAAATCGTGTAAAAACTTCTCACCATGTACTTGTGGTACGTTCTCCATTATCAACACTTGCGGTAATTCTTCACATTCGTTCAGCAGCCTTTCCACTTCCCACAACAAGCCGGATCGTGTCCGCTATCTTTCTGCATACCCTGTTGTTTTCCTGCCACCGAAAGATCCTGACAAGGATAGGAATAAAAAAGCCAATACTGATATGTGTCCTTGTCAACTATTTCAAGGTCTTTGCCGTGAAAATTGCAGATGCTACCAAGATTATGTGTAGCCCTGAAATTGTTGTAAACTGTCCTCTTCCACTCGACAGACTTTCTCTGTATCTGCTCAAAAGACATAGGCTCTTTTCCGTCTGTACTGATCCCAAAGTCGTAAAGCTTCTGGGTAAGGTCTGGTGTAGTAAGGCCCAAAGAATAATCAATATTGTCATTCTCATAGTGCATAGCCTTATAACTTGCTACTGCGTTTATTTCCCACTCGGAAATCTTATACAGTTCATAAGGCACGTTGTTAAGTCTGCTCAATGCGGATGCCTGTGCGCCAATACCCGCGAAAAGTTCTATCAATCTAATTGGTTTCATTATCTACCTCAAAATAAAGCCGTAACACCGTGAGATGTTACGGCTGATAAATCACATCTCAAACGCATCTGCATCGGCTGATTTACTCGCCTCTACATTGTTTGCCATGACACTCCAGAATGTCCTTTTGCTACCATCATCGTACTGCTTTACATTGCAATCAAGACTACCCTCTACCAATACTGTAGAACCCTTACTGCAATACTTGTTCAGGAAGTTAGCAGAATGTCCGAAAGCGGTACAATCAACAAACATTGTTTTCTTCTGCTTATCCTTGCTAAACTTGTCAACCGCAATGGAAAAATTGCAGTAAGCCGTTCCGTTTGCGGATGTCTTGATCTCGATGTCCTTTGTAAGTCTGCCGGAAATAATAACTGTATTCATAAATTCCTCCTTAATCATCTAAAGGGAATGGCAATTCGCCACCGCTTTCCTCTGCTGCTTTCTTTGCTTTCTTCTTTGCCACATCATCCTTTGCCCTTCTCAAAGCATCTTCAAAATCTTCGTAGGTGGATTTTGTGGTCATACCATAATCGTGGTAGTCAATGCCAGACTTGTTACAGAAGTTTACGAACGCAACCTGAATGTCCTTCAACTTCTGCTTATCAACATCGGGCGTTGTAGGCTTATCTGCCTTGGGCGTTGCCTTTGCCTTGGGCTTTACTTCGTGGCACTCTGCATCAGGATCAACCATCTCTTCCGTAGGAATACAGAATACCTGAAAACAAGCATACTTGAAAGCAACCGACATAGCCTTGTTTGTAGCCTTATCCCCGCTATCCATGCCCTCGCCTACTACCACCGCAGATATAGATGAACCATCCTCTGCATAGAATGTGTACTTGATCTTGCATACAGAATAGATCAGATTACCGCCCCTCGATGTCTGTCTCTCTTCTCTTGTCTGTTCCAACACTTCGGGAACAACAAACAGATGATACTTTACAAGAGCCGGGTTAATTGCGTTCATTACCGCATCAATACCACGATACATAAAACCCTGTTGTGAGTTCTTGTCATTCTTCCCGATAGCCCCGATTTCTGTCATTACTGCGGAAATCGTTTCATAAATGTTGCGTTTCTTTGTTTCTGCCATAAATGAGTCTCCTTTACTGATATTGAGTATGTGACTATATATTACCACTATACTTTGTTATGTCAAGTGAATTATGCAAAACCGCCTGTTATTCCTATCTTCTCCCATTTGCCATTATGCCAGTTCCCATATTGGAGAATAAAGCCTTGGTGAAAGTAGTCCTGATAGATCACGGTTATCAAATCAACATCATCAGGCTTATGTTCTAAAATGTAGTCCGATGATATTCTGACAGTATCTATGCCGTGTCGCATACACTCTTCCCAATTTTCCCCTTTTGGTAATTTAAGGTTAGATGGTTTAAGATCGTGTAAGCCGTTCCAATATACACCCCACATATAAGCTTCATCCTCTATATCGAATCCGTCTATTGAGGTATATAAGTCAAGGTCTGCTATTGCATATTCACTTGTGTAAATCTTCTTTTCATCTGCCATTGTGTTAGCCCCTTTCTCACATTGTCGTGAAATATACGTTATCTATTTTGCCCCATCTCCTACCAAAAGAATGATACCCACCTAACTGGAAAGCAAGTACATCAGAAGGAATCGTGCAGCCATTATTCATAACATAGTGAACGGCATTTATGCTGCGTTGAGATGGAACAGTTCTCGACACCCTATTTGCCGGGCTAAAAACCCCTCTCTGCCAGATAACTTGTGAAGCGGTCATGTTATATCGTTTCATTCTGTTAAAGATCACGGAAGCTATAGCACGTTGTAGTTGATCGCTACCGCTACCAGATTCAAGATACACCAAAGCAGATATATTGCGTATGTCTGATTCTGACAGTTCCAACCCAAGTCTGTTCTGGGGTAATGCGTTTATCTTATCTTCCAATTCTGTCATATCATCGAAGATGTTTACAAAGAGATCAGCAGAATTGTTTAATTGTGTTCGGTGCCTGTCAAGCCTTAAATCTTGTATTCTATCGTGCGATTCTAATTCATCAACACGAGTTGCTAACTCATTTTGCGAATTAGCCAACTCACTTGTTATCCGTAGCAACTCGTCTTGTTGCCCGTATGCGGTTCGTATCTGCTCTTCCATACGGCTTATCTCATTCTCTGCACCTAACACACCGCATACGATAAAGAACCAAGTAAGTATAAGCAGAATGACTATGGTGCTATCCTTGATTTTCATTGTCTGCCTCCATTTTTTTGTTCCGTAATCCAATGTAACTTCTTTTCCTTGACTAATTCCTTGACTAAAAGTCAACTTTCTTGACTAAACTTGTTTTATAGGACATTTCATATCGCACCGCCTTCCTTCAATCCGTTAAAGATTGTATTAAGTTCTTTAGCATAACTTTTCCCGGTCTTTTTAAGATTTCTGACGCATGTCGAAGACAAAATTCTTCCATAATAGATTAAGGTAAAAAGCTCCTTATCAGAACCGAGCGGATAGGGATCTCGAACCACTACGGCTTTGATACCGTATTCATCTATAACTTCATCACCAAATTGCAGCGGCCCTTCAAACTCTGTTTCAAATCTTTGTGAAAGAAAATCAATAAAATTCATTCCGCACCGCCTTTCACTAGTTTCGCTCCGCATTTACAGCAGAAATTCAAATCTGTTCCAGCAAGTTCTTTACCACAAAATGGGCATTTGACATTATCTCCGTACTTTTCATCTTTAACAATTATCCACTCACCTTGCGGTCTTGAATAGTTAGTTTTACCATCAAGTATTGCCTGCTTGTAGCCATCTTTGAAGTCGGGCATTGGTACTGTCGGGGCATTGTCGATATGACAAAAAACATCACGCAAAATATAAGCAGGTTCATCAATAACTTTTCCGTCAAAGAAAGTATGCAAAGCCTTTTTCAACTCACTCCTACTTATTAAATCACCTGTCGAGTTGTAAGGTCTACCTTGTGCTATTGCGGTATGAATGTCATACCTATAATCTTCTCCATTCTGAATTGCTGTTACAACTTTTTCGGGTATATCAATTACTATCTTCATTATTCCTCTCCTTTCCTCATATCTGCACCGCAATGTTTACAGAAGTCATCAACCCGAAGTGCAATAATATGACCGCCACATTCAGAACACCTATAATAATGCTCACTATGACCTTCTGCGTATTGCCCTTCGTCAATCCAGTCACCTGTAGGGTTTCCTTCAATTTCAATTACCTGCAAACGCACATTTTTCCAAACATTAAAGAAGTGTTGTTTTTCTTCTTCCGTAATGTCTTTCATAAATATTTGACCGATAGGTTTATCAAGTTCCTCCTTTGCCTCTTCATATCCAGTTTGATAGGCTTCTGCATAAAAGGGATATTCAACTGTCGGGGCATTGTCGATAATCGCACAAACAGTCCTGCCCTTGTACCACTCGTCTGTATAACCAAATTCCTTTTTCAGTTCTGAACGGCTTATTAAATCGTTATTCATTCTCTGCCTCCTTGTCTGCTAACTGCTTCTGTGCAAGCTCAAATGCAAGCATATATAGCTCAAGGATACCCGTTTTCTTTTTACCGAGTCGTCCTATATAGTCCCAACAATCAGGGTCAACTCCACTTAACAGATCATATGCTTTTGAGCCGAATCCATGGTCGTCGTCAAAGTCGTGTAGCATATCAGAAATTAACTCGTCTCTTGCCTCGGTATCACACGAATAGTAACCATTATTGTAAGGGATTATCTCCATTTCGCACTCGTCGAATATCTCAATGAGTTCTTTTCTTGCCTGCTCTTCGTCATAAGTGTAGATAGGTCTGTTATGGCAGTCTATTTTTTCCTCAAAATATCCTGTGTTATGTACGAAATCAGTAAAATGCTCGTAGCACATATTCTTATAGTTGCTTGCAATCAGTTCTCCTAAATCACCGCTGATGTGTAGCCTATAGTAGTCTTCTTCAAACAGAAACCTTATTCGGTATTCAGAGCTGTCGGGTCTCTTAAAATCAAGTATCTTGATGTTTCCAAAGTCTGTAAATGTTGCAATATGGTTCTTAAACAATTCTTTCTGATACTCAATGTTAATCATTCTCTGCACCGCCTTTCTTGTATGGTTCGGGTAATGGTTGCCAAGCGATAACTCGACTCGCCTTGTTCCACTCCAATACATATTCATTTTCTGGTTTTCGATAAAATTTGCCATATTCTGCTATATCAATAACGGCGTTATGGCTTCCGTCTGTTGTTACTAAATAATATCCACGTTCTTCAGGCAATCTCTCGCTAACAGGAATCCACTCGCCTGTCGGTCTTTCTTCCTTATCGGTAATACATTGAGCGTAGCCGTCACGGAATCCCTTCTCGTATCCGATATTTTCATGTGCTTTGATGACATCTTCGACAAGCATATCTTCATTTACTGTCGGGGCATTGTCGATAATGTCAAACACACTATCACGGCAATTTTCATCAAAGTTCATTTGCTCGTCTAATGCCTTTTTCAAAGCCTCTCGGCTTATTAAATCACTCATTCTTCCTCACCTCCGAACAGTTTTAATATCTTGGCAAAGGCTCTCTTGCGTATGCACTCCCTTGTAAAAGCACTCTCACCCTCTGCCTCTGCTATCTCTGCCTTGTAATCGGCAATGATTGTACAAATAGAGTCATAATGAGTAAGCCAATCGGCTACCTGTTCGTGTTCTACAGAATATACAGGCTTAACTCCTTGCATATACATCTTTGCCATTTCGCAGATACACCATAAGTCTGTATCTTCTTCTACCTTCTTGCTAATTTTCTCTATTGTTTGTGAGATAATATCCGCACCCTCTTTTGAAGATATAGCCGTTACATCTACCATAGTTCCAAACGGTAGTGGGTGATTTTTTTGATACTTCTCTATGGCTTTCCTTATTTCTCCAATAGTCATTCTTCTTCACATCCTTTCAATTTTTCCAATTACTCTAAACTCCATTCCGATAATCATATCGGGCAAAGGGTTGATGTATCTCCCTCCCTCAAAAGTTGGCAATGCGTAGCCGTGTCTCATTTCCATTTCAACACTATTGCAAACGATAGGTGCTAACAGTATTCCCTTGTTCGTCTTAACACGCAGATACTTAACTCCGTGATTACCGCTAACATCAATGTCGAATAAGTCGTACACCTTGCTACCGCAGAAATTACAACGCCCTGTATCGTCTAATACTGCACCACAATTAGGACAGTTTTCTAATCTCTCTATCATTCGTTATCATTCTCCTTTATAGGTTCTTCGGGAATAATGTATTCCTCGATATTGTACCGAATAGTAGTAGCCGTAGTAGTTGAACCATTAACATGGATATAAAATTCTGTTATACCATCCGCATTTGAAAAAATCTTCTGTATCTTATCGGCAATAGCCTTGCCTAATTCAGCATTGTAATTTGTTCTTTTACTCATTCTTCCGCACCGCCTTTCATGCTTCAGTAAAGTCAATCAATGACATACATATTTCCCAAACATCTTCTGGAATTTCCTCTCGTTCGTGCATTTTGATAAATGATATCAATGCTTCCGCTTCTTCAACATTCAAAGGATATGTTCCAAACATTATTCTGCACCGCCTTTCAATCTCGCTCCACAATGGCAATAAGGATAAGCACTATACTCTCTTTTTCCACAAAAAGGGCAAGTATAAATATCTATTATGTCAGAGTGGCAATCCATTGTTTGACTTATTATCCACTCACCTTGCGGTCTATCTTCTGACTGACCCTGCCTACGACCTTTAAGATATGCAACTGATAATTCTGTATTCATATCAACTGTCGGGGCATTCTCTGCCTCCTGTGCCATCTTCAATAATATCTTCACTACTTCATGCTGACATTCAATACAAGATTTTTTACAATATTCCGTTCTTTCGTGACATAGTTCATCATCAACTAACCAACTTGCAATTTTTAATGCCTCTTTATTAGTCATTCTTCATCCCCTCCGAACAGGTCAAGTATCTTGGCAAACGCTCTCTTCCTTATGCACTCTCTTGTAAATGCACTCTCACCCTCTGCCTCTGCTATCTCTGCCTTGTAATCGTCTACAATGGTGCAAATAGCGTCATAATGAGTAAGCCACTCTGCCAACTGTGCGTGTTCTCTTGCACATTCGTTGCAATCGTAGGCTTGTTCTTCGGTCATACCCTTGCCCCATTCTTCGTATGCCTTGTCACTCAACTCTTTTGCCTTTTCCTCACAATGCTTTATTGCGTTCTTAATTGTCATTTTGTTTTATCTCCTTTTATCTTGTTACCCAATACTTTGGGTTCGTAGGGTTCATAATACAAATCAGGCGTGAAATCGCTGCGGATGGAACGCAATATGTCGTTCACCATTTCTTTGAAAAATCTATAGGCTCTCCGCATACACTCTCCCACTCCGCACGATTCCGCAATTCCTGATCCAGTTCGTTCTTATAAAACTTTGCTCTGGCCTTGTACTCTTCTGCCTGATCTTCCAATCTCCATATCTTCTGAACAAACAGAATCCAAGATGCTACAAACCCTAATACAACCCCACAAATCATCAATGCCATGTTCTTTACTCCTTTGTAAATGTGAATAAGTCCTTAACAAAATAGTCCGGTGAAACATCAAGTAAGCAACATATCTGGATATATGTACTAATGTCTATGCTCTCTCGGTTATAAAGCTTCTGAAATAACTGATCGTATTTCAAACCCATACTGTTTGCAAGGTCCTTAATACTTATGCCGTTCTCTTTAATGTAATTCCTTACATTATCCAGAATAGCCCTCTCGATGATCGCATTATCCTTTTTAGGCATCCTCTTTACCCCCTTTCATAAAATAGTCATAAGGAACATTCAGATATTCGCAGATTGCCATATACTCACCTACGGAAATCTTGTTGTCACCTCTTAACCGCCTGTTCAACTGATCTTTGTTTATCCTGTTCCCATAACAAGCATCAACAAGCCCTACCTGCGTTATCTTCTTGGTTTTAAGATATGCAGTAATAGCCTTGCCTATTGCCTTGTCATTTTCAGGGAATAATTCTATCTTGCTTCTCATTCCCATTCACTCCTTTCTTCGCAATTACCAATATATTACCACTCCACTTTGTTTTGTCAAGTTACAGAAAAATGACAAAGAAATAACCGCCCCATTGCAAGGCGGTTATTCCAAAGAGAAGTATAGAACGATTAGTGGATAGATTATCTCTTAATCAAGAACTCTTCCATACAATAGCCCTCATACAGTTTGCCTTTGATTGATACAGAAACAAAGAGCCAAATTTTACCCTCTGCGATCTTGCTTTCGCCAGAACATACAACTATTGTATCTTTTGGCATAATGGCAACAACAGACTTATCTTTACCTGCACCGCTGCGAAGATTCAGATTTACCGCAGTTACCTTGTATGAACCACTATACTCGGATGTGGCATTTGTTTTCTTTGAGTTTTTAGGCTTTACTTCCTCTTCCGTAACCTCTGGATCAATAATCATCGTAGGTTCAGATTCAAGTTTGATCTCTGCCACATCGGTTTTCTTTCTTCTACCCATTTTGTTATGCTCCTTTCATTTAGGCAATCCGTCTTTGCCCTTTATTAAATAGTTCCACGTTGCTTCATCAACAACCTTTGTGATTGGCAACCCTGCGTTCTTCTGGAATCCAGTTACGGCATAGTCCATATTTTTATCAAACACGCCATTAACCCTTATAGGCTTTCCGTCCGCACCATTATACAAAAGGTCTTTAAGGATTCTCTGTACTGTTCTTACAAGAATACCCTCGTCACCAAAATGCAGTTCTTGTAACTTTGTTTCAAAGATTCTGCCTATCGGTTCGGGTTCTGGTTCGGGTACTGGTACTGGTGTGGGTTCAGGAATAACATCCCACTTCGGTCTGCCGTACCCGGCAATGTTGCTATCCGTGATCTTGTAAGAACATTGCTTTACCATATTGCTCTTGTTTCCCTCAATAGTTGTTACGATAGAACTACTGTAGTCAATAACTATGCCTGTATGAGTTTCAGAACCCTTCTTACCAAAGAATATCTGATCTCCCTTTTTCGGGGATGAATAGAAAGCATTGGCATTACGATAGTAGTTAGCAGAATATTTACACCCTGCCCCGGCACTATGTAACGGCTGATAGAGCATCTTTAAGGTGGGATCTTCGCCAAAGGTATATAGAAACAAGTAGTCATAAAAGATGTCGCACCATTCTGTTCCCTGTTTCCTTGTGTTGTAAAACTTGGGATAGTATTTGTCGATATAGGCAGCATACTTTGTTATGTTTGTACCCTCTTCCTTATATCCTATCTGGGATATTGCAAGTGAGATTATTTTATCTTTTGCATAATCAGACATGATGAAGCTCCCTTCTGTGATCTTCTTCGATAGAATCAATACGATGGTGTGCAGATTTAGCGGATGCCTCTACCAAGGCCACACGTTCCCTCAAATCTGCAACACTACCCTTGATTTCTTCATTATCAGTTTTCAATTCATCAACACCATTTTTAATGTGCTGAATATCTGCGTTTAATGATCCTCGCCATTCGCCATCGTTGTTCGATTCTTTCTTCCTGTTAAAGTAGAAAGTGAAGATCGCAATAATAACCGAAAGCAATGTCATTACAGAACCAACGATGGTTAAAGCAAGTGATACACCGTTCATTACTTTTCACCCCCATTGGCAGTAATGCCTTTCTGATACTGAATCGTAGATATGCCAAGAATAGCACCAAGGAAAGTATCTATCGCAATGATCGTAGCTTCGATCTCATTTACAGGCACGTTATCCCACGCCCAAATTTTCCCCAGGGCATACCATAGTGTAGCCAATGCCGGAAGTCCGATAATACACAACCATTTCAAGCAATCATATAATTTGTCAGGTAGTTTCATAGATCATTACCCCCTTTCTTGCCCTCATTATACCAAAAGTCTTTCATTAGCAAAAATTTCACCTGCGTAGCCATCTCCAGTTCTTAATTTCCTCTTCGCCTGTCTGCGGTAAGTCGCTCTGAAAATTGCGGTACAATCCACGTTATCGGAAGAGAAGTTTGCTTTAAGAGTAGGGTTCTCGGAAAGATAGAACCTCGCTTTAAGTTCCGTGTCCGTAGCCGTGAAGTTTGCTCTAACAGGTATCATGATATAACACCGTCCTTGATAACATCGTCAATAGGAACGTAGTCTGTCTGCGTGGCATAGGCTATCTCGTTATCGTTGAGTAAACGCACTTGGATATATGCCATAACACCTGCCTTTAACGATAATGTCTCTTCTTGGGTAAGGCGTACAGAAATGTTCTTGGTGTTAATGGTAACATCGTCTGTAAGTTTGTCGATAACAAGTTCGTTGTTCTGTGAGATAGTAAGCCAAACGGAAGTGATGTTTGACAAATCAACTTCGTCTATTATCTCGCAAGTAATGGTAGGTGTAGTACCTCTTCTTAATCCGTCCATATCATCACCCCTCTACGATATTATAAGTGTCCGTGTAAACATTAAAAATGCAATCACTATGTGAACCAATCCAACCAACTTTGATAGCAACTGTGTCACCCTCGTCAACGGATATAATCGCAGAGTAATTGTTGGTTAATGAATTATACAAAGTGTATGTGTTGACAAGAGTATCGTTCTTGTAGATAAGAACTCTGCCCTCGTCAGAATGAGTGTCCGTTGAGGCGGTGAAATCAATAATGACATTGCCCTTGCCTAAAGAAGAATAGGTGGCTATTCCGTATGGCGTTCCTGTTTCAATATTTGCGTCATTAACCCCACTTGCTACATACGTTCCGTGGTTGAGTTCTGATACAGTAACACCACCCGAATTATGCGTGTAATATTTGCACTCGCTTATCTCCCCTGCGTCCGCCCACACGTTGTTCACTCCATTCCTCGCCTGTAACTGTGCAGGTGTGAGGTCGATTTCGATTGGTGTTGCTAACTCGTAAACCAACTGAACACCGCTCATAGCCGTTTTGAAATCTGCACCCGTCATACTTGATTTTGAACTATCGTAAATATGAACTCGGCTTTGTTGGTCGTTAATAGCAATAATTCCGTCTGTTGTTTTGCCTAAAACATGATTTAATGTGTCCGCTTTATATTGCGAACAGATAATATCCGCAACTGTACCTATACTACTCGGAGTTTTAGCATTTTCGAGTTGAGCATAAAAAGTGCCGTTGTAGGGTGTCCAACTAATATCTCCTAAATCTTGATATTTATGCGTTATCTTCAACTTGCCACTATCCACATCGTGTTCTGCTCCGTAGACCGTGTGAGGAAGTGCTATCGTGGCGGTCTGTCCGTTGTAGGGTTCGTAGGTCGTTGCCGTAGAGCCGAGTTCTACTTGGATATAGAATCTCGCCATCAATGCTTCCCAAGTAGCAGTTGATTTAGGATAAGCAATAAAACCATCAAGAGAAATAGAATCGTCAAGATTAGTTGGAATATTCCTCTTTTCGTTCTGTATAACTCCATTTAATATGAGCCATCGGTATTCTGATGATTTTAAAGCAGAAGCACCTACATATTTACTGTCAACAAATCCAAACGATATACTTGAAATATCGACAGTAGTATCTTTATCCAAAAACGAAATAACACATCGCTGTGACGGAATAGCATTTCTTTGCACCCTATAAGAATTGCCAACGGTTTCACTTGTCTCCACTGACAATGGTTCACACAAATTCTTCCCCGTAGCCGACACCTTCACCGAGTCCCAACCCGATATGGGGCGAGAATTGGAAGGCGAAGGGTCGCCCGAACCTGCCTGGACAGGGGTAATGGCAGTTTTTAAAGAAACAAACGGTGCTTGTTCAACACCGTCATTGAACGTGACAATAGAACCTGCCGTTGCCGTAGCCACCTTCATCATTTCCATTTTCTTAATCTCGTTTGACCAATCAGAAGGGGCAAACAAAGCCTCTGTATTTTCGCGCAATCTTACACTATCCGATGTGTCCTTGATTACTGTTGATAAGATTGCTCCATAATCTGTTCTTGCCATACCTTATACCCCCACATTCGTTACATCTAATATGAGAAGTCCGTTTATCTTCTGTGCGCTCCAAGTCTTATCACTTGCCGTGCTTGTATCGTCTATCTCACTAACCTGTGCAGGGGCGTAAAGTTCTGTTGAAGTAAAACCACCGCCACCGCTAAAACTCTGATTGAATGTTGCTATCTTTACGCCCGATGTTACCGCCCTTACAATCTCTGTTACCTGTGCGTTCGGCATTTTGATTGTGTAATCCGTTTCATCAACTGAAATCGTAGCAAGGTTTGTACCGCTTGTTACGATAGGTGTTACCGACACATCTGTTCCCGTAGCACTATTGATACCCTCTTCGATTCTATCTTCCAAGTCATTAAAAGTCTCTGCCGTGAAGGGTGTACCCTCTGTGTATATCTCACCCTCGTCAAGTGCTACTGTAACGTGACTTGTTACGCCTGTTGTCGTATCGGTCAAGGCTCTGCCCGATATGTTCTCTGCGTCTCTGTCAACCCAAGTTCTTTTTACATACGCCATTTTCTTACCCCCTTCGTTATAGTAATCTGTTAGCGATATATGCGCCTGTGTAGCCTGTGCCTAAATAGTTCTCATAAGTATCGTTAAGCCTATTATACAGAAACAACATCTGCCGTTCCATAAGGTTTAATTCCTCTGCCGTTGGTGTCCTACCATTCGCATAGTAGAACGGCTTACCTGCGAAGTCTGTTCCGATCGCTTCTGCGATATAGTCAATATCATCTATAACCACCATTAGCCAATCGGCATACCAAGTGTAATTGTTAGGCGGTGTAGATACAGGTTGATAATCTGGTATTTCATATCCCTTTTCAACGGCAAGGCTATACAACTGACTTACATTACTTCTCCACCTCGTTAAATCTGCCGTGTTAATGTAGTATGTAGAAGTCTGTGTCTTATCCGTTGATTGCCAATTCATTTTCAGATTCAATGCCATAACTCACCTTCCAACAACATAAGCCAATATTCCAGTTCTTCTTCGGTCATGTGTTACCCCTCTGATCTTCTTCTTGCCGTGATCTCGCCAGACAATGCTCCGTTGAATCCTATCTTGTGTTCAGATACAATTACTTCCATATCTGCGATAAAGTCATTCTCTTGCTTTATTACATCATTTGCGTTCAGTTCAGGATTACCCCTGTACTTATAATTATACGACAAATTGGATTGCAGATAGTCACCAACAAACTCTGCTACCGCTATAGCCCTGTCTTGGCTGCCAACCAAGGGGTTATCCCATCTTAAACTCTTACCGCTATTGTTGATCTGGTAATGGACATCAGCAGATGTGAACTGAAAATATCCCATTGCCGTAATCCTGATTCTGTAATCACCAGCTTGCAAAGTTCCATACCAGTAATCAAGCGGTTCATCAGGGTAGCCATCTGTCAATACTTCGTGTGCAAATCTGAACTCACCTACATCAGATGGAGATATAGCACTATCATCAGGGTATCTGATATATACCCTTGCTTTTACGACACTTGCAGATGATGGTGTATATGTGTATGCCCTGTTCTTTACTTCGATTGCATTTATTTGTGAATCATTACTGTCAAATTCATAGATATAATAAATCTGCTTATCTCCGATAAGATTATCTACATCGGTGATATACGTTTCACCATAAGTAACCGGGATTAGCCCTGTCTGCAATCTTGTACCCTGATACGATGTCAAGTCTGCTTTCGTTGCCAAAGGCACGGCATCCGTGATCTCAACACCGACAAAACCATAGATCGTATCACCGAAGCTCTGGGCATAAACATAGTTATTGCTTGGTACATTAACAATCTCGTCTGATATGACAACCTCTTCCGTAGGGATATATGAATATGTATAGAACGGAACAACAACCTCTTTTACCAGTTCTTCCTTTTCTATCGTCATATCGTCTATAACATCATTGGATGTAATCTCAAAATCAGATGTATCATCCTCAACACTTGTTATCTTTATCTTTCCGTCATTGTCTATCAACAAAGTCTTGCAGCAGTAGTTAGCCAACTGTTGTAAAACTTCCTTGGCGGGTACAGTTCTAACAAGCGGTAAAGTCATAATAATAGAACTCATATCGCTATCACATTCATACGTTATCGGGTGGTTAGGATCAGTAGTTAATGCACCGCAGATATACTGCAACCAATCTTCCGCAGTATTGTACTGTTCCAACTGACTATTGCTATGAATAAACAGATTATCATTGTTTTGTAACATATCTTTACCCATAATACTTGCCCTATGCTTTCCACTACTCCAAGAATCGCTGATAAATGTACCGCCATGTACCCATTCATAATCCCCTGAACCAGATACATCATATCCATAGTAAACATTTATTGTCTGTTTATCTTCATCAAGCAAGGCCAAGGGATTATCAGGATTATCGGCATCATATCTGGCATCGTAGTTAATGAGATCAACACGAACATCTCTTGTAGGCAGATTTTCATTTATCTTGCTTGTATAGTCCGTCTGTTCTGATTTCTCGATAATGTCTGAATAAAGGATAGTTCCTGTACCAAACACGATCTTTTTAATACGCATACGATATGTTGTGTCGCCATATCCCTTTATCTTTGCCCCTGTTATTTTTGTTCTTCCTGTAGGGGCAGATGTAGCAGTAATCTTTATCGGGTTAGATGCAACTGAAACGCCAGACCAACCATAATACCTTTCATTATCCCACTCGAAAGAAACATCAATAGTAACAGGCTTTCCCTTCTCTTCAAACCATATCATCATTACAAACGGATTACTTAAACTTGGTGTCGCCACTTCATCAAAACTATAAGCGATCAGTCCGTTCTGATCTGATGTGCTTGTACTGCTCATTCTGTTTTTGCTTACAAACCCTGTATCATAGTAAGGCACACCGCTATCTGTCCTTGGTGCAAAAAACATACTTCCATCGCAAGGCGTGAAGTTGTTTTCCATAGTAGAATATGTCTTGTCCGTATCGCTCTTAAAAACTGCATTGGGCGTAGAGAAATATATGTTGGTTTCGGGAGACATTGTTTTTGCCTTTGCCGATAACTGGGCGGTCATGTTCACCCTTCCGATAACCACTTGCATATCAGAACGATTCCTTAACGGCAATTTCATTGCTGCCTTGTATTCTTCTGAAACATTTTGCATATCATTTACCTTCCAGTATCAATTAGGTTTACTTTGCAGTTAATGTAAAGATCAGGTTTTCCGGTTACATTTCCCTGTGCATCCTTTTTAAGCCAATATGGTTCAGCCGTTCTATCACCGCAATACATCCTCTTTGTTATCCAAGCATTAGTAACAGGATCAGGAAACGTACAATCAAAGTAGAATCCGCTAACCAACTGCAATATCCTACTCCATTCTTCCGCAGTTAGGGCGGGCCATTCAAGAGCATCAAGTTTGTACTGATCTCTGCCTATTCTCTGTCCTACCACAACACCGTTGAGATTACGCCCTGCATCAACAACTGTTGTTACTGTGGGCGTAACCCCTCTTTTGGGGTAAGGCAGTTCAACACCGTTTATCTTTATATAAGAAGCCATTGTTTATACCCCCTTATGTAAAACTAAAACCATTATTGCGGTTTTGTCTGTTGATCGTGCTTGTTACCTTTCTTCCATCCATATAGATGTTAGCATCCTTATCAGCAGTTCTCTTTGTATCATCTGCTATCCTTGTAACTACTGGCATAAGAGTTTCAGTTAAGAATCTCTCCATAGCATCCGTCTGATTCTGAACAGACACCGTTGCATTGCTCTTTATTCTTCCCTGAATATCACTTGTGAAATTCTGTGCATCAGGCAAAGCCAGATTGCTTGTATCTATCGTAGGTCTAAAGTCTGTAAACTGTTTTGACAATTTTGATACAGAGTTTTCTACCTTGTATGCGTTATTATCAATTCCAAGTGCCAAGCCCTCGTCAATATACTTACCAGATTCCATAAAGAATTTTGATGGAGAATGTATTTTCAGGGTGTAATTGAATGAGCTTCCTGTCTTACTTGCCATAACAGAAATGCTATTGTAGATTTTACCCTTCTTGCTATCAAGTCCGGCAATGATACCATCTACGATGTTCTCACCTGCACTCTTGAACGAAGAGTAAGAAGCATTACTCTTGAATGTCGATAATGCAGATGATCCTATCGAACCAATCTTGGAATACAGAGAAGATGTATTAGCAGATGCGCCTTGCTTTATGCCATCTATAATGTTAGCACCAACTGAATACGCATACGGCCTTACAACATCTTTCTGCTTTCCTATGTTTATTCCCAACTTGTTAAGAATACTGCGGGCAAAGTTTACAAGTTCTGCTCCAGGAATGACATTACCTAACTCTTGAACTGTAAACTGTGCTAATGCACCCGCCATACTTCTACCGCCATCGGTTTTAATTAGTGTTTGAATACCGCCAAACAAAGCATTAAAATCCCAATTTCCGGTAAACAAGTCTTTAATCAGGTTAAAAAGATTCTGAACGCCTGTTGTCACTTTCTTTATTGACTTTCTGAAATTATCAGCAGATGTTTTCAGATCAAGGAATCCGTTAATGGCATCAAAGAACGGATTACCCTTTGTTATAGTTCTAAAGAAAGTATCAAGGGTATCACCTGCCGTGCCTAACGATTCTTTAATCTTACTTAACTTATCCCAAACTTTTTTAACCCATTCCCAAACACCTTTCAACTTCTCGACAAAAGCACTCCATGTTTCGGTAACACCTTCCCAAGAGAAAGCCCATTCAGCCCAACCTTTCCAATCAAATTCCCAAAGATTATCCCAGGCAAACTTGACATTATCATACATCCATTCAAAATATCCTGATACTTCTTTGGTTATTTCTCTTATGTTGTCTGCAAACTCTCTCATTGAGGAAGATACATCTTTTTTCTCAAACCAATCTTCGGCAACATCGTTAAGACCGCCTACGCCACTTCCGCTACCCTTATTATCTTCGATGATGTTCAATTCATCTATGCCGATAGTAAAAGACTTAATCGCTTTACTTGCCTTACCTGCTCCGTCTGCTATATCTTCAAACTTTGTTCCTATCTTCTTTGCAACAGTAAATGTCGCTGCCCCGGTAAGAGCAGATATAAGTTCGTTAAGCCAATTTATAGCACTTACTATTTTGTCTATAAAGTAATCAAAAGCGGGTGCAACCGCATTAACTATTGGTGCAACTAAAGCACCAAGGCTATTCTTCAAGTACAAAACGGCAGTAGAAATCCTATCCATAGAGTTAGCAAACTCTCTGGTATTGTCAAAAGCATCGCTCCACTTGTAAAGATTAGATGTGCCCTCTTTAAAACCATTTGTTATTGCCTTTAATGCGCCACGAATAGCACGATATACCGCAATTCTCTTAATTGATTTTCCTAACCTCCCCAAAGCAGAATTAGCGCCTACTAATTTCTTCCCCAAGGATTTCAAACCTTCTCCAAAGTCTTTTACCGACTTCTTAAAAGGTGTATCTGCCACTTCTTCAAGACTCTTTTTTGTTTGTCTTGCCTCTCCTGAAACGGCTACCAACCTTGCAGTTAGCAATGGCAATGATTGCGATAATTTGTCTATGCTGCGACTATCATCTTCAACGCCAATCATAGACTTCCCTCTAACATAGTCTGGTTGAGGGCCTATTGCACTACCATACATCTGTCCTGAATAATACCTGGGTGATCTTGCCTGTATTGGTGCTAACGGCTTATCCCAATCAGCATCGAATGGTTGATTATCAAGAACCCTAACACCTGCCGTGCCTTGCAGTTTTAACAACTTCTTTTCAAGATCAGACACTTCCCTGTTAGCCGTTTTAAGAGAAGTAAGATTTACAATATCTTGTGTGTTTATTTTTGTCTGATAATCGTATATGTGTTCAAAACTAACCGCAGTTTCTTGTAAAATTTTCATTGCATCCGCTTGTGACTTTGCCGGAAGTGCAATTTGTGACAACCCAAAAGGGGCTGCCTGCACTTCTTGTGGCAATGATGCTTGTGAATATTCAGGCAACCTTGGTGCATTATTTACAACAGGGGCTATCTCCAAAGACTTTGTTAATGTCTTGATTTCAATAAGTTTATCTATCATCTCTGCCAAGCCCTTGTTGGCATAGAGAATAGGAGACACATCTATATAGTCCTTAAATCTCAACTGCGAAAAGCGATCATCTAACTTCTTTACTGATTCAGCAGCTCTGTCTGTACCCTCAAACACTTCTGCCATCTGAATCTGCGAAGTGCTTGTGGACATATCGGACATAGCATCCGTCATGCCCTTTATATCAGATAAACCCTTTGCACCTACGCCATTCATTGCAGCAGAAAGTTTAGCAACCTGGTTAGGAAGTGCATTGGGTATCTTTACTGTAGATAAGGTTTTAAGAGATGAAGCAAGGTTGGAAATGTTGTTTACCGCAGATTGCATATTCATTGCGGCAGACTTTAACATCTCCAATGCTTGTATAGTTTGATCTATACCACTTATAGCATCGCTTTCATCGGTAAAGATTTCCAACCCAAGGGAATTTATAACTGATCCGTCTTGATCTCTCATATTGCAATACCCCTATTATTTTTTCTTTCTTTCATCTCTTTGTTTCTGCATAACTTTCAGGTTTTCAAAGATGATATTGCCATTCTTACGCATGGTCTGTTCTTCTCTGATGTCCTGATCCTCCGCAAACAGATCATAAGGGTGTTCAACATATTTAACAGATTTCTTCCCGAAAGATGATCCTATAACCGCACCAACCGCTTCAAATACATATCTTCCGTTAAGCCAAGCCAAGAAATTGTTATCTCTCATTCTTTGCTTGTATGATTCATCGTAAGCCTTTACCAACTGACAATCATATTCCCAGAACTCGTCATAACTCATTCCCATAGAAAGATAAAAAGGGAATACTTTATTAAAAAAATCTGCATAAGTGTGAAAGTTGGGGGTAGCCTTTAGCAGACTACCCTCAACCGAGGACAGTAAGCCACTTACCAACTCGCTGTCCAGTTCACTTTTTTTGCATCATCAACCGGATCGTTGATAAGGGCTTCAACTGGTTCGTTATACATTTCTGTCAACTTGTTAAAGAGTTCCATTCTGTCACCCATACACTCAAGAAGTTCGTCAACAACCTTGACTTCTACCCCTCTGTGGTGCATCAGAAATGCTGATCTCCACAACATCGGCAGCATAATGAGGTTCTTATCGGCAATGTCCTCTGCCTTAAAGCCCATCTGCTGCAATTCCTTTGATGTTCTTCTGTTGAACTCCAAAGTCCATGCCTTGCCGTTGTTGTCCGTGAATGTGATCTGTTTACCCATTTTTACTGTCCTCCTTAAATGGTTTTATTATCCCTGTGTCGTAGCTTCTGTAAACTTGAAATCGCTTGACACGGAAATGCTTGATGTAAACTCAACAGGCTCGTTTACTCCACCGCCTGTAATCCAAGCCGTAAGATAACCAGTCCATTCTACCTTGCCGTTTGCACCAGTAGGTGTGATCGCACCGGTAGATTCATCCTTTGTACCACCAAACCATACTGCAAACTCATGCTCTGTTCCTTCAAGGTCCTTACAAGCCTTAAAATCAGCAGAAACATAATTGTGAGTAAAGGCCACATTATCGGCTTCCTGAACGCCAGGTATCGAAGTTCTAACAGACTTTTCCAAATCTGTCGTGTCGATCGTTTCAGGATCACCTCCGAGATCCCCATAGGATTTTATGGGGGCTACCTTTGTCCACGTTGCCGTTGATGTAGGTGTGGAATTATACATCAGAAATGTCATATAGGTTGAAATAGCCATTTGTTATTTACCTCCGATAAATATTTTTATTATCCGCTATTGCGGTATATCTTCCAATCATACGATACACCGAAGTATCTACAAGATTAGATATTGGTGCGCCAAGTATTTTTAAGAAGTTGTAATCGTACATTACACTATCAATTATACTTAAAATTTTCCTACATTCTGTCTTTTTATTTTCCGCTACCGAAAAAATCTGTGCTTCGTACATAAGATCAACTGTTCTTTCCACCTTCTCATTGTCAGCGGTTCTTGCCGTAGGCATATTTTCCGCTTCAACAAAAGATATAGCCGGAAATTCAGTAGGCTTATTTAATGGCAGATTGGAAATATAAGCATTGGGATATTCAGCCTTAATAGCATTTCGTATCTTTGTGTAGATTTCGGGTTCAATGTCGATCATAAGTCAAAAAATACCCCTTTCGCTATATTTTCAAGATCATCGACTGTGTTCAGCCATGCGTAAAACAATGGATATTGAGCTTCAGTACCATAGGTAAGACCAACAGGTGAGTTCCACATTTCATTTGCGCCCTGGGAAGGGGTAAATGCTCTGTCTCGATAACTACCGATAGTTGCTTGTAGTTCCATTCCCCAAGGGTGTCTGGATTTCCACAAAAAACTTTTCCCAAAGTTATGGTGAATACCTGCACCAAACTCGATCATTACCGCACCCACACCCTCTGCAACTACATAGGTAGCCTTATCATCGGTTTCGATGTGCATTGGGATATACTCAAATTGTTTTCCACCGTGTACCAAGTCATTGTGGTATGCCGATGCAAACCCCAACTGTGCTTGTTGCAACATAGCTTCCGCAACTGCCATTTCAAATTCTTTGCACTTCTTTTTCAGCCGTTTTTTATAGGCTTTCATTTCCTCGATAGCCTTGTCTATTCCAGATGGAGAAAGATTAACCCTAATAGTTCTCATTTCTGTTCACTCTTTCGATAGCAACAAGATAAGCGGTCTTATCGTGGGATGCTGCAACTCTCACAACTTTGTAATCGTGGGGCTGCAATACTCCGTTCTTGTAGGGTTCTGTATCTACCCAAAGAATTGAATACTCGTTTATGCTAACCGCATTACTAAAGGCATCGTAAGCCAACACCTTGTCGTATTTGAGATCAGCACCAAACAATTCAGAATCAGATATGCCTGTCGCAGAAGATATATTTACATAAGTTTCTTTAGGCTCTGAATAGTTCACCTTATCATCACCATCGTAGTAACCATCGCTATTGATATGCTCTGTTACTCCCAGGTAATCAGCAAACCACATCTTCTGCTTATTTCTCTTCAAACAACGCATCATTTTATTGTACCTACCATTGGAATAATAGTCTGCAACATAGATGCGGGAATATCGGCATTTTCATAATGTCTGTGTATTCCGTTCTCCAGATGTACGGTTTCTCCCTCTGCACCAACTTTCTTAATAAGAACATTGGCAATCTCCACTTGCAGAAGATCATATCTGCTTGGAAATTCAAGATTATCAAAAGACTTTTCGTAAGGATATGCTCTTTCAAGTATCGCATACTTGGCGGTTAAAAGGGCAGCAGACAACGCCTCGTCTGTTTCCTGTTGGTTTTCTTTTGCTTTAAGCAACCTCATTTTTTCAGAATCGGTCATTGTCTGCCTCCTTTAACTTGTTATCAGCCCTCTGCGGTTACTGTTACTGCACAAGTATCTGTGTACTCTGTCTGATTAACAGTAATCTTTGCAGTAATTGTAGCACTACCTGCGGCAACACCTACAACCTTACCACTTGCATCAACTGTAGCAACATCTGTATCAGAAGAACTCCAAGATACTGCAACGCCTGTGGGGTTGATTGTTGCAGTAAGTGTTTCACTTGCTCCGGCAACAATAGATGTGCTTGACTTGTTAAGAGCGATAGAAGCACTACCAGAACCGATAATGATTCTTACAACCTTTGTATCGTCTGTAAGAGCAGCGATGTAATACTTTCTTGACCACATCTTGTTAAGCCTTGTATTACCATCTCTGTCCTGATCTGCTTCGATGCCCGGCTTCAAGAAGATTGTAGCAGCCTGTGTAAGAGCGATCTCGGTCTGACCTTTTGTCTGGTTCTTCTTGGAGATGATGTCAACTCCATAAAGGCTACCCACATAGCCAGTTCTTGCGTAACTCTCGTTATACTGCAATGTTTCCTTTGCCAAAGCACGGATTGTAGCAATGTCCTGTGGATTCATAAAGCAGAAAGGTCTTAATGATTCAGGGGCATTGTCTGTACCTGCGACATCAAGAAGTCCTACTGCATCTGCAAAGTAGTCAATGTCCCAAGATGTTCCGTAGATTACTCTGGAAGCCTTTTTGAGTTCAGCCATGAAGTCTGAATCTACCTTATTGAACATACCACTTGCCATTCTACGAATACCAGTAGGAACGATCATATCATCTGTCATAGCCTGTTCATCGTAGTAATCAAACTCGTTCTGTGCCAACTTGACACGATACTCAAACGTGTTGAATGTTACTTCGATCGTCTGTGTGTTACCCTCGCCCATTGCAAGTTCCTGTGTAGCATCAGAAGCAGAATAACGGTTAATCTTCTTAACCATTCCCGGTCCTTCTGAAAGTGTAGTGTCAACTACAAAGTAGTTCTGGAGATCAATCGCAGAATTGAACTGATCCTCAATCTGGCTCTCCAAAAAGAAGTTATCATATATCTTATGGTTACTTGCTGCCATTTTGTTTTCCTCCTATTATGAATATAGCAACTTAAATTCCTCTGGATGTTCCTGCGACCACTTGTATCTGTCCTCGAATGACATCTTTTTAAATTCATCCTTGGTCATACCACCGTGATTATCAGAACCACCCTGCGGATAAGGTGTCTGTGCCAAGAGATCAGACTTAATCTGTGTCTTGACACTTTCGAGATGTTTTCTCTGATTCTCAAAGACTTCTGCAAAATTGCCTTTTGCCAGAGCTTCCGCACTTGCATTAGCAAGTTCATCAGAATAACCAAGAGATAAGAACTGTGCCTTGTTCTGGGCTACTGCCTTCTCGTGCTTTAAAGCCTTTAACTCGGCTTCCATCTTCTCGGTTCTTTCCTTTTCCTCGATAGCCCTCTGTTCATCTTCGGACATTTTCGCTTTAAGGTCTTTCTTTGTCTTTGCCAATTCAGATGCGGTTTTATCGAAAGTATCTTTTGTTACATAACCTGACATATCAGGTTCTTCAAACTCATACGATTCGATAGCCTTGATCTTTTCATCGGCAGTCATAGCCTCATAGCCTTCGATCTTCGTTACATCTACTTTCATTTTGTTGTCCTCCTGCCTTTTATACTCTTCTGTGAGTTTAGATTTTGCGATTATAGACTTCTCTGTCTTTTGCGATTATAGACTTCTCTGTCTTTGTATATATCAATACCTTTTCAGGTCTTAATATTACCTATCGGTATCTTCAAACAACGGCATCTGTAATGCGGTTTAGGCGGTACTTTGTCTATCGGGAAAATCTGTTCATCTAAAGGTCCGCACTCTTCACAAACTTTCTCGTCTTTTTGAGTAACCCACTTAATGTAAGGCACTCCAGCCTGTTTCCACACTTCCAATACTGTTGCATCCGCTATATCTTCGGCATACTGTTTACTCTGTGTGTACCAAAGATTAGTATTGGTCTTAATGGTGTCACGATAAAACTCACGATCATCGTTTGTCTTACCTGCCATCATTCCTTCTTTTAGTCTTTCCTCTTTTCTATCCGCTTCTCTGTCATACAAATAGCCAGTAACCGGATTGTAAGACTTCAAGATTTCCTCTATCATCTCTTCGGGCTTTATCTCCACCTTATCGAAGAAAAAGTCCGTACCGCCATATTGTTCTCTCAACTCTTCTTCAAAAGCGAACGCATACTCAATAGCATCGTCCACGATTTTCTTATATTCTCTGCGGTTCAATTTCTTAAACCGTTCGTAAACCTCTTCGACTATGTTTTCAGCCGTTATTGCGGTAATCTCGTCAAAAGCAAGAGATATGAGATACTTATAAGATTTCTCTATCAGTTCCCTTATCTTCTTCAACGATCTGTCTGTCTGCTCGTAAAGATTCCGCATCCTCGTTGTCTCCCTCTACCTCTGTTACCTCATACTTTGCCAATTCTTCCTGATAATGATTTTCCGAAAGGGTGTAAGCATATTCAGGATCAGGGAACATACCGCAACTCTGGAAAGCCAGAACAGGGTGAATCCTTGGTGAATTGAGCATGGATGTAAGCACACTTGCCTTGGAAACGATGTTCTCATAATTTCTCCTTGTAAACTTGGTTTCAATATCCCAAGCCATAAGGTCTATCGTTACACCCTTTGTTCCGTTACAAATCTGCAATGCAAGGTCCAACATTTCAAGTTCAGACTTCTTAAACATATTCTCAAACACCTTTGCCCTACTTTCAGCAAGAGCATATCCGTCACGAAGAATAACGGCTGCTCCGGTATCTGATGTAGAAGCACCGCCTGTTCTTGCGGGCATACCGCAGATTTCAAGAATTGCATCGTATATGTTCTCTTTTGTAACCTTCGTCTGGCTCTGGTCAAGATTGGTAGTAACCATGTCCACATCAGCCTGTCTGCCATCTGTGGAAGATACCATAATAGCACCCATCCTCTTGAACTCTTCAAACTGGTCTCTGTCTATCTCGCAGTTAATAAACTTGATAAACGCCTGTACCGTTTGCTCGATTCCGTCAAGGGCGTTACTGTCAATTTTATTGATCTCATCGAGAAGTGAAAGCACCACCTCAAAAGCACCCATTCTGGGATTGTTTGCCGGATATTCTATTATCGGTATAGCACCTAACGGATTAGCCTTTACCGATGTTACTGTACTTCCGTCTATAACAAAAACATACTTATCGGTATAGCAGGTAAAATGCTTTATCATATCATTGTTATCATCTTTATCGGTGTAATACTTAACGCCCATCATAGGCTTATTTCCTGTTTCCACCGACTTAACCACGAATGAATCTCTGGGATCAAGGGTAAACATATTGAAAGGCTTATACTTTCTCATACTCTCAACATTGTTCGGGAGAATAAGTCTGTTTGCCACACCGCCTACCATCATCCATTCAACAATGTCCTGATCCTGACTTGCCTTGGAATTGGCATACATAAAATCATTGAACTGCTGCATCTGGTCAAGATGTTTTTCATCATCTTTCTTCGATGTGTACTGGATAGGTTCACCAACATAATAACCAACCTTAAAATTGATTATCTCGTCTGCCCTGTTCTCAACTATTTTGTTTACAATATTATCGTAGCTTCCCTCTTTAACTCTGTAAAGAATCGGTTGAATACCCTTGCGATACTTCCAAAGATAATCTATTTCGGAAGCATTTACAACGTGAATATTCATTGCCTTGGTAAGAACAGTAATGATATTCTCTTTCGTGATCTCTGTTTCACTTGTGAATATCTCTCTGCGGCCTGACATTATCCTTGTTTCAGACAATCCCTTGCTATCATCTATATTGTGATTATCAGCAGACACGATCATACCCCCAAAATTTGTAATACTACCTTACCTATTACCAAAAAATAGCGGAAAAATCAATAAAAGGGGTTGATTTTCTGTTAAAAGTATGCTTTATGTTTGATATTACATTACCAAGGTCTTTTTATCACCTTTACATTACTGCCGAAGCTCTGTGCAAACTGCGATAATTGGGCTAAACCATCAGGTACATCATCGTGTTTGTTCTTGCCTGACATGGTAAAGGTCTGAATGAAGTTCATCATCTTACCATAATCAGAATTTCTCACATATTTATCATTTGTCTTGAATAAACAATGCTCTAAAACCCACGAAGATTCAGCGATTATCTTTGTGATCTTGTTCTGGGTAGTATCTTTGGTGGTAATATATGTAACACCGCCTTTTCTTTTTACATATTCCTGTACTTTTTCAGCCGTTCTACGCCCTGCGTTGTTACTCTCATACCTTGCTCTTTTTACTTGCCACTTCAAAAGACACTCTGCAAGGCGTATATCGACAACACCCGGCAACCCGTTATCACAAATACAATCAACTATGTAGTAATCATTGCCATAAACATAGACAATAGGTTGAAATGCGTAGTCTGCACCCTTGTCTTTGGTATCGCAGATGGCAATAACGGTATCAGGCTCTTTGACATTGCCTTTACTGTCAAGGGGAAGATCAGAATATCTCCTTAATTCCTCTAACGGATATAACAAGCCCTCTCTTTCTATCGGCTCGTTTTGGTACAATGCGTTCCAACTGGCAGGATCAATGGTAGCCTTTATGTCAAGGAACTGTTGTGTGGTGTAGCCGGGGGCATTTTTATAATCCCAGAGTGATTCATCGTTTTCATCAAGGGCGGGCATCCTGATAAATCTTGCTCTATCGTTATCAATATACATCTCTTCCAATCTTCCAATAATATCGTGAACAGACCATCTTGTACCGATTATCAATTCTTTGGCAGGTATGGTAAAGCCGTTCGGGCCTGTATAGCCCAACTTTCTTTGTCGCAAGTCCGTTGTATATATGCCCCAGAGTTTATCCAGAGCATCCTTACTCAATGCAACCTCTAAACCTGATACCAGATCATCCACATAGAGTAGTTTTTGCGCTCTATACAATCCGGCATTACCGCTGCCAACGGTGGTAAACTGCAATGATTCTCTTCTTGGGGTTCTTGTACCGAAGTCTATTCTCTGCGATTTCGCATCGGCCTTTACCAGTTCGACACCGGGGAAAACCTCACCCCACCGATATTCTGATTCCTTTGCGGTCATTCGCAGACATTCTTCATAACAACCCTTGATGAAGTCACCGTTATGTGATCCTGTCAGATTGCCAAGGTTCGGATATTTACCTGCCAACCAAGTGAGATAGAATAAAGCAAGGGTGGTTTTACCAGTACCGGGAGGCATCGAGATGGAAAGCAGATCGAGTTTATCATCGTCTAAATCCTGTAAGTCCTGAACAATGCCGTGCATCTGTTTTCTTCTTGGTCTGTAGAATTGAGATGTGAGTTCCCTATTCCATTCCGTGAATAGAAGATAACTCTCAAAATTGAACGGTGCAGCAGATTTCAGTACATTTTCGTGGAGATAATATAAGTGTTCAACATCTGAACCTGAACGGCTTATAATTCCTTTTTCGCACATATCGGAAAGCCATACAAGGGCTTTTTGCTTATCCTTACTGTCAACGGTGTTATCAGAGCAATAATAGAAGAGATCACGATAAGCTTCCATATCGAATCTGGTGTTAATTATCGTCTGCAACAAAGAAATCGTTTTATCTGCCATAAAATACTGTCCCCCTAACGGCAATATAACATTTTAATTGTGCAAATTCAAATTTACGGCTATAATCAGGGCATAAGACTTTGATATGGTCTCCTTTTAGCATAATGCCCTTGCCACTCCTTAATTTCCACTTCCTATTCCTTCTAAACAACCTGGCAAGGGCATTTCC